GGGTGGCCCGCGTCCATGGACGTGCCCGCCACGGCCACATCATCCCGTCCCACGCGGTTCGTCACCGTGGAACGCACCGGCGGCGTGGAGGAGCCGTTCAGGAGCATGCCGCTGCTCGCCGTGCAGGTGTGGGGCGAATCCTCGTGGATCGTGGCCGAGGCGGCGCGCCGTCGCGTGCTGCCCCGCCTCCAATCCCTGACCCGACTGCCGTGCGTCGCCGACGTGCAGGTGACGGGCATGAGCCACTTCCCCGCCCCCGACGGGCGGGCACGCTACCAGATACTCATCCAGCCCACCCTCACGGTGGCATGACCACGGAAGGAAACACCTATCATGGCTTCCAGTGCAATGAACGATTCCAGTCTCGTCACGCTCGGCAAGTTCCAGGTCGGCGGCTACGCGTACGCCGCCCCCTACGGCACCCCCCTGCCCGAGAACGCGACCGACCCGCTCGACCCCGCGTTCGAGCTCGTCGGCTATCTGAGCGAGGACGGCGTGACCAACAGCGTCGACTCGGACACCACGACCGTGAACGACGCGAACGGCACGACCGTGCTCAACGTGATCTCCAGCTACTCGGAGACCTACCAGTTCACGCTCATCGAGACGCTGCGCGCGTCCGCGGCCCGTCTGCGCTACGGCACCGGCAACGTGACCGGTGAGGACAAGGCGATGACGATCCGGCACATGATGCCCGACGACGAACGGTTCAGCATCGTGTTCGAGATCGTCGCGACCGGCAGCGTCAAGGACCGTCTCGTGATCGGCAACGCGAGCCGCAGCGAGTTCGGCGACCGGCAGATGCATTCCGGCGATGTCGTCGGCTACGACGTGACCCTCGCAGCCAACGAGGACAGCCGTCTCGGCCAGGGCGTGACCAGCATCGAATACTTCGCCGCCGTCGCCACGCCCGCCAAGCCGGTCACGGGCGTCTCTCTGACCCCGCAGACCGCGACGGTCGCGGTGGACGCGTCCACCGAGCTGACGGTCGCGTTCACGCCGACGGATGCGGACGACCAGTCGTACAAGGCCGTGTCGTCCGACCAGTCGAAGGCTACGGTCGCGGTGGACGGTTTGAAGGTGACTGTGACGGGCAAGGCTGCGACCGATGCGGGCAAGCCGGTCACGATCACCGTGACCAGCACCGACGGCGCGAAGAATGCGACCGCGACGGTGACCGTCCCCCCAAAAGCGTGACGCCTCCGCCCGAGTTGGGAGTTCTGAACGTCACGGCCACTGCGGTTGAAGGCGGACAGTCTCTCACGGTCGCGGAGGCGGTCACCGATGGCTGCCAGCGACGCTACCGGGTGGACGACCAGCCTCCCACGATCTCCTATGATCAGGTGTGCTCGCATGCGGCCGGCTGGCTGGACTGGCCGGACGACGGGATGATCTCGGACAGGGAGGGCGAGTCGGTCACGGTCGTGGACTGTCTGCTGTCGGGCGCGAACGCGCGCGCCACCGGTTCGACCGTATTGCCCGCCCCGCTCCCGTCCGCCCCGTCCGTGAACCTGCTCGCCTACGGTCCCGCCACCGGCCAGGGCTTGACCGTCACCGTGAACACGGACGGGAGCCTCCACACGTCGTATGCGGGCGGCGTCGCATGGAGGGGCGTGCAATACGAGCTCGACCCGAGCCTGTTCACGCCCGGCGGCACGTACACGCTGTCCGTGTCGGAGACGTTCGACAAGACGCGCCCGCTCGCCGTCACCCTCCGATTCAACGACAGGACCGACAAGCAGCATAACTTCACGGTCGGCTGGGCCAATTCGTCCGACGGGCAGATGCTTTATGTCCATATTCCCAGCGTGTCGTTCACCCTCACCGCCGGGGAGACGCTGACGCGCGTGCTGCTGCTCGTCCGCGCCAGCCAGCCGGGCGCATACCAGCCGGACTACGATCCGCCCGCGTTCGACGTGGCCGCGGTGCACGCGCAATGCAATGAAGGCTCCACGGTGCTCCCGTGGGTGAAACCGGATCGCACCGACCTCGCGGGGGGGGTATAGGAGCGTGAACCTGTGGGCGTACCCCACGCTCCCCCCCTCAACCAACGGGGTGACGTTCACGCGCGACGGGAACGGGATACGCGTGTCGGGTGCGACCAAGGCGGGCACATGGGCGCAATGCAACGGCGGGCTGAACCTTGCGGAAGGCGTATACCAGTGCGCGTGGAGCGGCGTGAACGCGTCCGCCATCGTGTACAAGGAGAGCCAATCCGTGCTCAGCGCGAGTCGTCCCGTGGCGCGTCTGTCCGCCGGATACTATCAGACCAGCATCCAGGTCGGCAGCGCATCCACGCCGGTCACGGTCGATGAGACGATCACGCCCGTGCTCACACTGGTCAACCCATAAGCCGCGTGCCGACACCCCGCCCCCGTGTCGGCACGCCAATCATCCGGGGGCTGCGGGGGCGCGGGTTTCACTCTCCTTTCCCCACGCCCCCCTCATCATCCGTTCCAAGGGAGAGACCACACTGTTTTTTCGATTCGATCTAGGCAAAGGAGACACCAATGACCGGGAAGACCACAAGGACCATGGAGACGGAGACGGCGGACGGCCGCGAGCGGGGCCTCGACGCCGCCGGGCCGCGCGAGGTGAGCGTGGACGGGGTGACGATCCGCGTGGACCCGAAGGCGTTCGACGACTGGGAGGTCACGGAAAGCCTGTACGCGCTGCAGAACGATCCGAAGGGCGGCGCGTTGGAGGTCGTGCCCCTGATGCGCCGACTGCTCGCCGACGACTACGAGCGGGTCAAGGACGCGCTGCGCGACCCGCATACGGGACGCATCCCGGTCGAGGCGATGGCCGGGTTCCTCGACCGGATGCTCAGGGCCATGGCCCCAAACTCGTGACGCTCGTATACGCGCTCGGCCGGGCGCGCGGCGCGCTGCGCGCCGACCTGAGACGCGTGTACGGGCTTGATCTCGACCGGCTGCTCGCCGACCGTGGCATCCGCCCCATGGTCCTGGCGGATCTGACCATGTATCTGCCCGACGGGAGCATGCTGTGGCGCGTGCTCGACACGCCGCGCGCGTGGAGCGTCGAATCGCATCTGCTCGCCACGATCATCGATCTGACCATGCTGCGCATGTGGGGCGACGCGGACCGACGTCGTCGCGGGCCTCGCCCCATGCCGGTCAAACGGCCCGGAGACGCGAAGGCGGCACCGGCGCACCCCGTCGAACGGTCCGGACAGGACAGTGACGGCGGCGAGGAGCCGGGACGTCGCACGTGCACGCGGCGGATCCGCGCGCACGCGATCCCCATCGACCAGCTCGACCGGTTCATGAGCCGCGGCTTCCATGACGTGCGGCACCGCGAGAACCGGCCCGGCATGGCCTCATAGCCGCAGCCCGCCACGGCGGGAAATGAACGCAAGGAGGAGCAATGGCGTATCAGCTCGCACAGGCGTACGTGCAGATCGTGCCCAGCATGAAGGGCGTGGGCCGTGCGATCGAGACCGCGTTCACCGGCGCGTCCCGCAGCGCCGGCGGCACGGCGGGACAGCAGGCGGGAAGCGCGTTCGCCACCGGATTGGGCGACCGGCTGTCCTCCACGCTGTCCGGCGTGGCCGCCTCCGCCGGGAGCATGCTCGCATCGATCGGCAAGGCCGGGCTCGCCGCCAGCGGCGTCGCGATCGGCGCGGTCGGCAAGATCGGCAAAAGCGCGATGGACGCGTACGCGACATGGGAGCAGGCGGTCGGCGGCGTGGACACCCTGTTCAGGAACGCGTCGAAGACCGTGCAGCAGCACGCGGCCGAAGCGTACCGGACGGCCGGCGTGAGCGCGAACGACTACATGACGCAGGTCACCAGCTTCGCCGCCAGCCTGGTCAGCTCGCTCGGCGGCGACACGAGGGCCGCGGCCGAGGCCGCGAACACCGCGCTCGTGGACATGAGCGACAACGCGAACAAGATGGGCACCGACCTCGAATCCCTCCAATGGGCGTACCAGGGGTTCGCGAAGCAGAACTACACGATGCTCGACAACCTCAAGCTCGGATACGGCGGCACCAAGGAGGAGATGCAGCGGCTCATCGAGCACGCGAACGAGCTCGGCAAGGCGCAGGGCAAGACCTCCGACCTGACCATCGACAAGTTCAGCGATGTGGTGGAGGCGATCCACCGCGTCCAGCAGGAGCTCGACATCACCGGCACCACGTCCGATGAGGCCGCGACCACGATCGAGGGCTCGGTCGGGATGATGAAGGCCGCATGGTCGAACTGGCTTGCGGAGATCGGCAAGGGCAACGGGGACCTGACGCGCGTCACCGGCGAGCTGATCGAATCAGCGTCCACGGTCGTAGCGAACGCGCTGCCGCGCGCAGCGCAGATCGCACGCGGCGCACTGCAGGGCATCGGCGACGCCATCGGCCAGCTCGCCCCGCAGCTGCCCGCACCGTTCACGGCCGCCGTGCCCTACATCGAACGGTTCGCGCAGGCGCTCAGCGACGGATCCATCTCCCTCGAGGACATCGCGCGCAGCGCCACGCTCGCCGTCGGCGCGTTCGCGGGATTCACCACGATCGGCGGCAACGCGGACGGCATTCTGTCCGCATTCACCGGCATGGGCTCCATGCTCGACAAGACGATCGGCGGCATGAAGGGCCGATTCAACGCGCTGCGAGGCACCGTGGACGCGGCCGGCGGCGTGTTCGGCCAGCTCGCCACCCGCTGGGGCAACGCGCTGGGCCTCGTGGACGCGAACCTCGGCGGCGTGTTCGGCCTCATGTCCAACCGGGTGAAAAGCGGTCTGGGCGACATGGGCTCCACGCTCGCCGGCATGTTCGACAGCAGGGTGTACGTCCCGCTGCAGCAGGGCATCGGAGGCATCGGCTCCAGGATCGCCGCCCCGCTCCAATCGCTCGCAGGCCGGGTCGGAGGCCTCCTCTCCCCGGTCACGTCGGCGTTCTCCACCGCGTTCCAGGGATTCGGCGCGCAGCTCGCCGGACCGATACAAGCCGGCCTCAACGGCATCGGCACCCTGTTCGCGAACTTCTTCAACCCCGCGAACTTCCTCAAATACTTCGGCATCGCCGCGCTCGCCGGCGCGCTCCTGCTCGCGTTGGGCGCGCTCAACGAGAGCATGGGAGGCCAGTTGGGGACCATGGTCAACGGGTTCCTCACCACGCAGCTGCCCGCCTACATGCTCCAGTTCCAGACATGGGTGACCACGCAGCTGCCCATCCTCATGCAGTCCGGACTCCAGCTGCTCACCGGCGTGCTGCAGGGCATCACCGCGAACCTGCCGCAGATGATCACCGTCGCCGTGTCCGTCCTCACCACGCTCGTCGACGGGATCGCGTCGGCGCTGCCGACCCTGATCCCCGTCGCCGCGCAGATGATCACCACGATCGTGCAGGGCGTGGCCGGCAACCTGCCGCGCATCATCCAATCCGGCCTCAACCTGCTGACCCGGTTCGTCGAGGGCGTCGTCAACGCGATCCCCACGCTCGTGGCCGCGCTGCCGAGGATCATCACGAGCTTCGTCAGCGGGATCACGGGCATGCTCCCCCGGATCATGACCACCGGCATGAACCTGCTCAGACGGTTCGTCACCGGCATAGTGAACACGATCCCCTCGCTCGTCGCCGCGATACCGCAGATCATCAGCGGATTCGTGAACACCGTGTCCTCCAGCCTCCCGCAGATCCTCTCCACCGGCGGCCGGCTCCTCGGCGAGTTCGTGACCGGCATCATCAACGCGATCCCCAAGATCGTCGCCGCGATCCCCCAGGTCGTGGGCGCGGTCAAGGACACGATCATGGAGACCGACTGGATCAGCCTCGGCGGCAACATCATCAAGGGCATCGTCGACGGTCTGAAGAACGCGGGCGGCCAGATCCTCAACGCGCTGCTCAACATCGTCAAGGACGCGTGGGGCGGACTGCTCAGCTGGCTCGGCATCCACTCGCCGTCCCGGCTCATGCGCGACACCGTGGGCCGCATGATCGGCCTCGGCCTCGCCGTCGGCATCGACGACACCGGCCCGGACGTCGCCACCGCATCAACCGGCCTCGGCCACACCGCGCTCGACGCGCTCGACCGGACCGTCCAGCAAACCCCGCCGCCCACCGTCGCCTACCGGACCGTCGGCGCATGGGCCGACCACGCGCCCGCCGCCGACACGACCGCCACGGGCGAGACGGGCGCATTGACCCGCGACGACATCATCATCGCGGTCACGCAGGCGCTCCAGTCGATGCCCGACATGCGGCTGCGCCTCGACACCGGCGTCATGGCCGGCGAACTCGCGCCCGCCATCGACCACGAACTCGCCCGACGCACCTACCGAGGACTGGCATGACCATGAGATACGACCACCGCCACCACGCGACCCTCGACGCGGACGGCCCCGTCACGATCAACGGGATCCGCCTCGCCGACTACGGGCTGTTCACGACAGGCGACGCGTGGAGCGTCGGCGAAGCCAAGCCGACGCTCACCTACACCGACGTGCCAGGCCTGTCCGGCGGCATCGACCAGACCACGACCGACGCGACCGGAGCGGCGTACGTCGGCCGCCGCGACGTCACCATCAACGTGGCCACGGTCGGCGACCCCATCGAGATCGACGAGGCCAAACAGCGGATCGGAGCGCTCGCCGGCCGCATCGTGAGCGTCGGAGGCATCAGCCCCCACGGCGAATACCGGGGACGCATGACGGTCGGCGCATGGACGGACACGCCCGCCGCCGGCCGCACGGGCTCCTCGGCGACCACCCTGACCGTCAACGCCGACCCCTACTGCTACGGCCGGCCGGTCACGCTGCCCGTCACCCAGGGCCTCAACCGGCTCCTCATCCAAGGCAACGCGATGACCCCGCCCCAATGGACGCTGACCATCCCGTCGGGCACCGGCACCACCGACGCGACCGTCACCGACCAGACCGACATGGGCCGCAGCATCGTCTGCCGCGTCACCCTGCCCACCGCGACCATGAGCCTCACCCTCGACGCGGCGACACGGGAGGCGCGACTCAACGGCACCCTGCAGGCCATCCGCCTCGACAGCGACTGGTGGCCGCTGCGTCCAGGCGTCAACACCATCACCAGCAGCCACGCGGGCCGACTCTCCTACACGCCCCGCTGGCTGACCTGACCCCATGAAGGAGCATCCATGAGCGGCACCACGCCACGATTCGTGGCCTACGACCGGCACGACACGCACCTCGGCGACATCACCGGCATCCTCGGCGCGAAGCACACATGGAGCGTCGACGGCACCGACACGCTCGAACTCACCCTCATCGGCGCACCCGCCTATGAGAAGGGGCATCGCGTCGCCTACATCGACAGCATGCGCCGCGTCCGCGAATACGAGATCACCAGCCCCCAGACCAGACACGCCAACGGCATCCCCCTGACCAGCCTCATCTGCCAGTCCACCATCCGCGAACTGTCCAAGGGATTCATCACCGAACAACGCAACCGGGGCATGAACGCCGCACAGGCCCTCGCCAAGGCGCTCACCGGCACCCGGTGGACGATCGGCGACGTGGACGCGACCGACGCGAAGGACACGAGCTTCTACCACGTCAGCCCGCTCGACGCGATCAACACGATCTGCGACACGTACGGGCTGGAGGCCGTCGCCTCCTACACGCTCGACCCGTCCGGCCGGTTCGTGACCGGACGCAAGGTCAGCCTGCTCGCCGCACAGGGACGCTCCAACGGCGTGCCACGCCGCTTCGACTACCACGCCGACCTGACCGGCATCACCCGCACCGTCGACGCGTCCAACGTCGTCACCCGCCTCTACGGGTACGGCAAGGGCGTCGAGACCACCGACGACAAGGGCGAGGCGACCGGCGGATACAGCCGCAAGATCAGCTTCGCCGACGTCAACCAGGGGCGCGAATACGTGGAGGACACGACCGCGACCGAACAGTGGGGCGTGCCCGGCCCCGACGGGACCATGCAACCCGCATGCGGCATCTACGAGAACGGCCAGCAGGACGACAAGAGCAAGCTGCTCGCCGAGACCCGCGCACGCCTCGACCGGCTCAAAACCCCCGTCGTCACCTACGAGGCGAACGTGCTCGCCCTCGCACAGGCCGGCATGGACGCGCACGGCGTCGACCTCGGAGACCGCGTGGAGATCACCGACACGGCCATCACCCCCGCGCTGCGCCTCTCCGGCCGCGTCCTCAAGATCGAGGAGAACCTGCTCGACCCCGCCGACACGACCCTCACGCTCGGCAACATCATCGAAACGGCGACCCGCTCATGGCAGTCCGCGCAGCAGCGACTCGACGCGCTCGCCAACAGCGCCGGCGCATGGAACGACTCGGCGTCGCTCGCGTCCCGCTACCTCGACGACATCATCGACGGTCTCAACACGCAGCTCAACTCCACCGGAGGATACACGTACCTCAAACCCGGCAAGGGCATATTCGTGTACGACCGGCCCGAGGATCAGAACCCGACCATGTGCATCCAGATCGGCGGCGGCTACTTCCGCATCGCCGACTCCAAACAGTCGAACGGGGAATGGGCGTTCCGCACGCTCGGCACCGGACGCGGCCTCGTCGCCGACACGCTCATCGCCGGCACCATCAAGGGCGGGTCGAACACGTGGAACCTGACCACCGGAGACCTCACGTTCCGGCAGGGAACCATCAGGGGCGGGTCGAACACGTGGAACCTGACCAGCGGCGACCTCACGTTCCGGCAGGGCAGCATCCGCGACACGACCGGGGCCAGCAGCTGGAACCTCACGAACGGCACGTTCTCCACGCGCGGCATGAGCGCGACCGACATGAACGCGGTGAACATGACCGCCACGAACCTGACCGCGACCGGCGTGAACGCGTCCGGCACGTTCTCCTGCGGCTCCACGAGCGCATACGGCATCACGCTCAACTCGACCGGACAGCTCACCGGATACCGTCATGGCAAACAGGTCGGATACATCGACTACAGCGCCCAGGCCCACAACGTCGACAATCCGAGCGAGGTCTACCACGGGCTCCAGCTGCAGGCGCAGGGCATCGTCCGCATCAGCAGCCCCCGCCTGTCCACCGCGTCCACCTCCAACACCAGCGTCACCACCACGCAGGGCTTCACCGGCAAGGTCCGCCAGCCCATCATCAGCGCGATCCGCGACATCGGCAACGGCCGCGTCTCGTGGAGCTACGGCACGCTCGAACTCCAGTTCATCAACGGTCTGATGACCAGTTACAGCACCGTCGCCGCATCATAAATAGGAAGGAGCCACATGTCACAGGCCGATCATGCCGACAATCCCGTCGTCGTCTACTGGATCCACGACGCGCTCTCCAACTCGGAGCGCATGCTCACCGACTTCTCGCCCGCCGCGATCACGCTGGCCGACCGGTCGCCGTCCACGCTGATCATCGCCGAACGCGAGGACGGGACCCGCGAGATCGCCGACCCGGCGACCATCACCGACCCGGCGGCCGCGAACACGCGCACGGGCACGTCAACCCCGAACATCCCAGCGAAAGGCGACGCATCATGACGCTTGAATCGTTCCGCACCATCAGCATCCCCCTCGACACCGCCAACGACGCGATCCCTCCCGTCCGTCTCAACGCGGGCGACGACGAGGGACGAGTCATCACCGCGATCGTCACCGACGCGGGCCGTCCGATCACCGACACCGGTCTGACCGCAGGCCTCGCATGGAACCCCCGCCCCGAGGATCCGTCCAGCGGCGGCGCGTCCACGCCGATGACGCGAGGCACCGCCACGCTCCCGGACGGCTCGCAGACCGTCACGTTCACCGCGCCCGTGCCGCGCGCGCTGCTCGCCACCAACACCGGGCGGGCGCGTCTGGGCATCGAGATCGCCGGACCGGACGGCATGATCGTCTGTTCACGCAACATCACCGCGATCATCGAACCCAGCGTCGTCAACGCGACCGCACCCGAGATCAGCGATCCGCTCACCGACCTGCGCAACGCGGCCGAGACCGCCGCCAAGGCCGCAGCCGACGCGAAGCAGGCCGTATCGGACGCGAACGCGGCGACCGACGAGGCGAACCGTGTGATCTCCGCCGCGTCGATCAGCGGCGGCGTGACGACCACGCTCCCGCCGAACAGTCCCGCCACGAGCACGCTCAAGGGCAGCGGACTGACACGCACGCTCGATCTGGGAATCCCCCGCGGCGCGGGCGTGACCACGGTCGAGGCCAGCGAACTCGACCCGAGCCTCTCGCCGCGCGCCAGCCTCGACAAACAGTCGAACGGCGACTACAAGCTGTCGCTCGCCCTGCCACGCGCCGCACGCTTCCGCGGCACGTCCGTGACCACCCTCAACCCCAGTCAGGAGCCGACCGCGGAACTCAACATGGGCGGGTCCATGAGCGGCGACTATGATCTGCGGCTTGGTCTGCCGCGCGCCGCGAGGGTGACGACGGTGACCGCGACCGCACTGCAGACGCCCACCGCGACGGTCCAAACCGACGTGGACGGCAACGGCGACATCGCCTTCCGGTTCGGCATCCCCACCGGCGGCCCCGGCCCGAAGGGCGACAAGGGCGATCCGGGTGACGCCGGTCAGGTCGCAACCCAGACGGTCGCGGGCGTGGTCAAACCCGGCAAAGGTTTGACGGTGCGCGCGGACGGCACGCTGGACGCGGAGGCATCCCAGTACACGCTGCCGATCGCCGACACGCTCGTGCTCGGCGGCGTGAAGATCGGGAAGAACATGCACGTCGGAACTGACGGCACGCTGGATGCCAGAGCAGCCACCGGGACAATGGCCGGCGCGGTCAGGCCCGGCGACGGGCTGAAAGTGGATGATACCGGCACGCTGAGCGTGAACGTGGGCGGCGGCGGACTGCAACTCTCGAACGGCATGCTGCAATGGGATTCACGCCTCTGGTTCCCCGTGTACAACCAGTCGGGCTTGTCCGGCACGGGCGAGGAGATGCAGGGCGTGGCCATGCGCGTGACCTCGGTGGGGTTCAGCGTCGAGAACCTGTGGATGGTGCATCTCGACCAGCTCGCCACCGTGCAGGTGTCATCCGGCACATATGGCTTCGGCTTCCATCTGCGCAAGGATTCGGGCGGCACGGTGGAGCTGCTGCCGTGGCGCTCCGGGGCGACGCGCACCACGATGGACCTCCCCGCGGTCTACGGGGGCGGCAGCACTGTCCGGCTCTCGTACGAGGCGAACGGCCACTACTGGTTTGCCGACAATCTCAACGTGACCGGCGTCAACCCATACGAAATGCATGTGAGCCTGCTCATGCAGGAGGCGTGACATGGATTGGAGCACTCTATGGGTGTCGGTGGCCAGCGGGGTGCTTATCTCGATGCTGTCCGCCGTGGGCGGCGTGCTGTGGTCGTCGGCGCGTCAGGCGCGCAAACGGGTCGGGGAACGCGACGAACGCCAGCGGGAGCGGGACACGGCCATCGAGGAGGGCGTGCGCGCCCTCCTCTTCGACAAGCTCAGCCGCATGCACCGCGTGTACGTGACCCAGCAGCGCCCATGCCCGCTGGACGTGAAGGAACGCGCCGAACAGATCTATCTCGCCTACCACACGCTTGGAGGCAATGGCATCGGCACGCACATGCGCGACGAGATCATCAGCGCTCATCGCGGCCCCACGCCTCCCCCATTGCCACCGCGCCCCGGCGCGGCGACGGGGCTTGACGACGACGTGGACGGGGAGACCCTGATCCCATGACCCTGCTCGATCTCATCGCGCTCGCATGGGGCGCGGGCCTCGGCCTGCTCCTCGCCGCCGTCAGACGCATCATCCTACGCGCCGCCATCCGCTCGTCGGCATCCGCCGACCCGCAACCACCATCAACCATCCCCCATCATGCGGAGGCATACGCCTCCGAAAGAAAGGACCCATCATGACCCATTTGAACGGGATCGACATCAGCCACTGGCAGACGGGCATCGATCTTGCGGCCGTGCCCGCCGACTTCGTGATCGTCAAGGCCACGCAGGGCACCGGATACGTCAGCCCCGACTGTGCGAGTCAGGTCGAACAGGCCCTCAAACTGGGTCGCATCGTCGGCATCTACCATTACGTGGGAGGCGGCGACGCGAAACGCGAGGCCCAGTTCTTCTACGAGAACTGCTCGAACTGGCGCACCAAGGTGTTCTGGTGCATCGACTGGGAGGCCGAGCAGAACAGCGCGTACGGGAACGTCGCGTATCTTGACGCCGTGGTCGGCGAGGTCGCGCGTCTGACCGGCAAGCCGCCGATCATCTACGCGGGCGCGGTCGGCTTCCCCTGGGACGTGGCCCGCCGCCACAACTCCGGCACGTGGTGCGCCCAGTACGCGAACATGAACCGTGTGGACGGCTACCAGTCTTCCCCGTGGAACGAGGGCGCATACTCGTGTACGATCCGCCAGTACACGGGCACCGGGCGGCTGCCCGGCTACAACGGGGATCTTGATCTCAACAAGTTCTACGGCAGCGCCGCCCAGCTTCGCGCCTACATCCCCGGCAGCACCGGCGGCGCACAGCCATCCAAACCCTCAACGCCCGCCCGCAAGTCGAACGAGCAGATCGCGTCGGAGGTGATCGCCGGCAAGTGGGGCAACGGAACCGACCGCGTGAACCGTCTCAGGAAGGCCGGCTACGATGCGAACGCCGTCCAGCAGATCGTCAACAAACGACTCGGCGCGGCATCCAAGCCCGCCGCCCCGGCGCGCAAGTCGAACGATCAGATCGCCGCTGAGGTGATTCAGGGCCGGTGGGGCAACGACCCGCAGCGCTCCGCCAAACTGCGCGCCGCCGGGTACGATCCCACCGCCATCCAGAACATCGTCAACAAACGACTCGGCGCAGCCACCACCCCCGCCCGCAAGAGCAACGACCAGATCGCCACCGAGGTGATCCGCGGCAACTGGGGCAACGAACCCCAACGCTCCCAGCGGCTGCGCGCCGCCGGATACGACCCCACTGCCATCCAGCAGATCGTCAACAGGCGACTCGCCTGACCAACCACCATGAAAGGAACCATCATGACCACTCCTCAGACCACTCCCGACCCCACGAACGTCACCACATTCGAGACGGCCACGCCCGAAACACCGGCTGAAACCCCCACGTACACGCCCGTGTTCAACGACACCGTGCGCACCGCCATCTACATCGTCACGCTGGTCGCCGGACTCGTCGGCCTCGGCGTATCCGCGTTCGGCGACCCGCAGGTCGGCGCATACATCAGCAGCGCCGCAGGCATCATCGCCGCCGCATTCGGCGTCACCTACAATCCGATGCGTCTCGCCGGCAAGTGATTCCCCACCCGATAAGTGCTAGTGGAATAATTCACGCCCTGTTTTAACACGCCGCCCCTCCGCCCGGGAATGGGCACGAGGGGCGGTTTTTTCGCGTATCTACAGATTGTCACGTACCAGTGCGATGACATCGCTGTTGATCCTGCGGATGACCGGATCGGCCAGCATCTCGTCCGTCGTCATCCAACGGCAATCCTTCGAGTCCACATGGAACCGGCCAGCTTTCCACGCGTCTGGCATATGCTTCACGGTCGCACGGTATAGCGTGTAATCATAAACGCGTGTCTCATCGTGTTCGGTGGAATACTTCTCGCTGCGCTTGCCTGTGATTCGGGTGAGCGTGAAATCCGATGATGGGATATCGAATCCTTTGGACAGGTATTCGGTGAGGAGACGAAGGTTCTCGGCCTCACTGTCGCTGGTCGAATGGTTCGGGAAGAAATCGCAGCCCCACTGCTTGTCATGGTAGAGGAGATAGCGGTTCCCATCGTTGATAGCTACGATGCTGCTGTGCTTCTCCGTGCCGGCCATGTGTCTCAACTCCTGATATAGTCTGTCGGCGTTATAACCGTCTTTCCATGCCATGATAACCGTCCAAAATGAGTATCCTGTGACGATGGCGGCGATAATCGCGAGAACCCACCGCAGCCAGAGCCACGGGATCACGTCGGTGAACGCGGACGGGATGAGGAACAGGCCCTCCACCGTCGCGATACCGGCCGTGACTTTTGGGCCACGCCCGATGTCGGGTCTATGAGTTTCGAGGTATGTCTTCAAACGATCCGAGTCAAGCTTCAACAGCATGCCCGCAATCAT